CCTTCGTTCTCTGGATGTTTTGGGTCACTTACTACTAAGACATTTGAATAGTAATTAAGTTTCCTTTTTCTTTTTCTTGCGAGTTCTTTATCTGCCTCGTTTCCTGTGTTCCAAAGAACTGTATTGGCTTCTGATACTGGGTCTTTTTGGTTTAATGTTGTAAGTGAGTTTTCAATATACCATTGTCCAGTTGGGCCTTGAAATGCATGACTCCAAACTTTCGCCCAAGGCAAATCCTCACCATCTGGTGCAGGTAAAAACCTCAAAACAGCATAACCATTTCCAGTTTTGTCTAATTCTGGTTTCCAGAATCTTTCATCGACATAACTCTGTTTCTCAACAGGTGCGGTGTCTTTTTGTACCGCAGTTAGTAGTTTATCTAAACCACTATTTCGTTTTAATGTATCTAATGACATCGTGTGTTCTCCTTATGTGTACATATATTTGTTTTATCCACTTTGTACATAATATAATGTTAGTATTTATAATACCCTATTTGGTATCTTTTGTCAAGTTTTTATTTTCTTCTTGTTTGAAAAACCATTGTTCCGCTTGATTAAGTTCGTTTGAAAGTTTAAGTTTAACTTGTTTTTGTCTTCTTCCATACATATACTTTATCAACCATTCTTTGTCGTTAACTTGTTTCGCTGCCATATTTTTCTCCCTTACTTTAAATTATCTTGTATTAATTTCTTCAGAGTGAATTTATATTTGGTCTTATCAAAATCAAGAAATCTTCTATACTTATCTAAGAAGATTTTTTCTTCTTCCCATACTATATCATCACTCAACTTTTTATTCCATTGTTTAAAAAAGTTTAAAATGTCATCTAGTATAATTAAAGTTTCTGGTGTGATTTTCTTCGCAAGATACTTTTTAAGTAAAAATGGATGTGTATCTTCCTCACACTCGAACATATAATTAAATTTATTTATATCATTATCTAAATTTTTAACTAAAACTTCATTTATTAAATATAAAATATTTTGGGAGAAAGTATATGACATACTTTCCATTCTTTTTTTCCAATCTGTATAGTTTTGTTCAGAGAATTCACCTATCCATTTGGAATGTGCGACAAAGTTCGCAATATAATAATTCTTTAAATCTTCTGGGTCGGAATGTTTTTTAGACATTGAATAGAATACTTTTCTATCATTTCTTTTAAAAAAAGATTCTTTTGTAGTTTTTGTTTTACCACCATACTTAACAAAATCATAGTTCCCTTTATCAAAGTGTGCCTTGATACCAAGATACATTTTATATGCGTCAAACGAATCCATTATCATTCTATTGGTAACTTTCCTCTCTTTGGTAAGAAATTTAAGTCCCGTGCGTTTGCTTCTATTTTTTCCTTTAGTGGTTTTGATATTAATTTTGTTATAGAAGATGGGTCTACATCATTTTTCTCACAATAATACAGAACAGCCTGCATATGTGTCATACTATATTTTTTTACTATTTCTTCAATTTCTACTGCGAATGACTTTTGTGTTTTAAATGACATTGTTTCCTCTATTGTTGATAGTACATAACCTAAACTCATAATATATCCTCAAGGGTGGGATTCTGTTGCCAAGTCCCCACCAAACTCCCGCCACTTTTATTTAAGCGGCCATTTGATAATCATAGTTATCGTTTGTTTTATAATGTATCTCAGACAACATAATCGAATCCAGTACGCCCCCTCAATATATAAAAGTAATTCTGGTGGAGGCGAGGCGAATCGAACGCCTGTCTTATATTACCCTTCACGAAACACATTGATAATATTATATATAAAAAATTCATGTTTGTCAAGTATTAATTTGCTTGAAGGGACTGGGACTCGAACCCAGAATTTTTGTGTGCGACACAAATGGTTTCCCAAATTAGCCTATCCCCTCTTTCTTTCTGCAATAAAATATTTTTGTAGTTGTGGAATCTGATTTGCAATTTCATCTTTATATTTACTGTGATACATTCTATGATGATTAGGACAAAGGGGTAATAGATTATCTGGAGAATTGTTTTTACTGTCCTCATCAATGTGGTGGACTTCAACTATTTTGTCGAATCCACAAATTGCACATTCCTTTTCTATGAGGCTAACCTATTCTGGTGAAATTCAGTTAATGCTTCTTCTAATTCTTTTTGATAATCTTTTTTATCTCTAATGAACTCTTGTACACTACCATCTTCAGTTACAACTAATATGACTACTTGATTAATCTCAATACCTGTTCTTTCTTCAAACATTTGACAATAAGCGGTCGCCTGTGTATAGTAGTTCAAGTTCCAATCATCATTTCTTTCACTTCTAGCAGTCTTAAAATCGATTACAGAGGGTGTTCCTTGATACTCTGCGATACAATCTACTCTACCTGCGACCATAAGTTCATCTGACCACAATGCGGTTTCTTGCGCATAGATATTATCAATGTTATGTAACGCCCTTTTTCTTAACTGATTAAAAAGACAATAAGGTAAAAAAGTTTTCACCTCATGCATTCTAAATTCTTCTGGAGAATAAATGTGTTTGTTACACAAATAATCTTCACAAATTTTGTGTACTACACTACCACGATTCGCTGATGTTCGTGCGATATAATTCGCAACATCTTCACCAACTCTTTTTCTCCATTCAAATAGTCCCTCTTTATGTCGTGTTGATAAAACAGTAGTTATAGATGGATATGTGTTGTTTGTTGGTGTCACATAATGTCTCTTTCTCTCTACATTTACTGTTTTAATTGTTGGAACAAATTGAATGTTCCTTTTAAATTCGTATAATTCTTCCATAATCTAACTACAACAACCATCATCACACATATATGCGACAGATTCTACTCTTGAAATTAATCGTTTTGCTCTATTGGTAACTTGTCGATACCATTTCGAATCTTTCATTTCAATCGCTGTCTGTGTCCAATCCCTGTTGTCAACCGCCCTTTTCATATTTTTAAATTTACTTAATCTAGGATAACCCAAATTAAACATCATATTTGCAATGACTAACTGTATTTCTTCTGGTAGTTCCTCAAAGTCTGAATATAATTTTTTACATTCGATTAAAGTTACACCAATATCTCTTTTGAAGAGTTCATCTACTCGTTCTTCAGTTATCTTTGCGCCAATTGGTAAATCAAATTCTTTATCATCTTTAAGAATTAAATGTCCAATACCAACTGTTTTATAACCTAAGTGGTCATGATAAACATCAAGTTTTTTTCCTTCATCTCTAATTAAGTCTTCTTTTAATTTTTCTATAAAGTTTTTCATTTAGATATAATACACTAAAAGATATAACTTGTCAAGTATTTTATAGGCCTAATTTTATTTTATTAATCAGATATTCTCTAACAAATCCACTTCTAACAATATCACCAATGTTATATTCAATGAGTTCAAACGATTCCATCTTTTCTAAAATTCTTGTGAACTCTAAAATACCATTTTTCTCGGATGTCTTGATTAAATCAGTCTGGTCTATATCTCCACAGAACATAATTTTAGAATCTTGTCCTACTCTGGTAATGATTGTATCTAACTCATGGAAGTTTAAATTCTGACACTCATCCACGATTATTATTGAG